TTAACCTTCGAGCAAGTGCTTAATCTCTCTGAAATCAGGGGCTGCAGGAGGCGGAGGCGGTGAACCGCGATCAGCCCAACGGATCAGTGCATCGACATAATCCATTGTTGTGATCAGCCCGAGACGCAAACGATGCGCCAGCGTCTCTGCTTTGATTCGCTTATCATGCTCCGCTTCGAACTGGGCTTGTACCTTATCAATCCGCGCCTCCATCAAATCAATACGGCTACCTTTAGCAGCCTGAACGTCTGCTCGCTGCTTCGTGTACGCCACAATGGCAGAACCGATCGCGGTAACGAGACCTCCAAGAGCAGCCACCAACGCTGCAAGCGTACTCATGCTTGCCTCCGATCGTCGCCAATCGGAATGTCACCGCGCTTGCCACGCCATACAGCCCACATAATGGAGCCAGTCAACGACAGAATCAGCACACCGACAAGCCACAGCACCGTCTGCTGATACTCAACAGCAGCAGCGAGAAGACTGAACGCCCATGAGACATTCAGCCCCGTGGCAACAGCCAGGGCGACAACATCAATATGCCACCGATCAGTAAAGGCTGCAGCACCACAGATAATTCCAACAACAATATGAACCCACGCCCACGCCTCAATTGGCATGATCGATTCTGCAGGTCGCTGCCACTGCAAAGGATCACCTAACACGTCAGGAAGGTAGTAAACCCCCACCGCAACCTGCACCACAGCCAACAACAGCAACGCCGTGGAATCGGTCATCAAAAAAGCCCGTGCACGCAACGCAACGGGCTGAACACGAAGAGGTAGATGATCAATAGGCATAGGGCATCACCCCGCCGACTCAGCAAGACTATTGCGAACTTTATCAAGATCAAATACTGGCGACGGAGGTGCCGCATTGTCGATCCGCGTCACCATAGAAGGTGTAATAGCTCCCTTTGTTCCAGCGTGGATAATAAGCTGTGCGACACCGATAACCACAGCGACGGCGACGTTCACCCAGGGGTTAGCATCCCCGAGCAAAGCGACGATCAGGTTAGCGAAATGCAAGACAAGGCCGGCGCCAGAAGTCAAAGAATCCTTACGGCGCAGCCACCATGACTGCGACTCCAATGCACGAGTAACAGCAGCCTGAATATCAGTATTAGCCATGATTATTTCCCCTCTCGATCAGCGGTGATAGCGTCAGCAAGGATTTGATCAGGATCAAGACCCTGCTTTTTGGCAATAGCCTTAGCCAGCACAAGAATCTGCCAGCAGGTGGCATCCACAATGCTGATCAACGTGGACTGCGCGAACCACTTCGATGGGTTAATCAACGATTTGATCATGGGATCCTCTTCTTCTTTCTTCATCCCCCCACCCATAAAAGGCGGGTTATCTATATATCTCTGAACATTCCTGCGGAAATCATTCATATCGATTCCGCCTGGATCCCACTTACCCTGAGCCGCACCGGAGTATTCCTTATGGCCTAGGAGCGTTTGTGGGGTTGCTGGCTTCCCGAGATACCACAAAATAGCAGCACAACACCGGTAATAAGCATCAAGCTGCACCTGTGGCCACGGGCTTGTACCAGACGACGCCGCCTCAATACCGATAGCCACTTGGTTTGCGTTGTCTGTAGGCCACCCTTGATAGGATCCGCGGCCTGCGTGCCAAGCGATTCCTGCGCCGACAATCACTGCCGTGCCGTCGCGGTTCAGGTGAATTTGTGAGCACAAGCCCAGCTCTGGGTGATTGGCGATATAACCAGGAATGTCTTTATCCGTGCCTGTGTGGTGCGCGAACACTCCTTGGATCACACCAAAGTCACCGTGGCCACGGTCTTTCCACCCGTCCCATTCTTGAACTTTCACCCCGAATGCTCTCAGCACCTCGGGCAGGAATAACGGGTCCCCCCGGTGCTTCGGGTTTGGCTTCATTTTCCTTCTCCTTATCTATTGACAAAGCCCTCACCGGATTGGTGGGGGCATAAAAAATGCACCCTATGCGGGTGCGGGGATAACTCAATGTCGATCCTCAGCCACAGAAAAACGACGTTTCCGGGTTCGGGCCTTACGCCCGTCCAAGGTATTCCCAGTACACCGGGTTTTGGGGTGACCTTAGTCGGGTTGAAGCATGGGCCCTCACGGATCGGTAAACCCCACCGTTATACTCGACTACATCACCGGGTTTATAGTACTTTCCGGGCTCCCATGCTGTGATCTCGGGCCAGACCTTCGTATCGCCGTAGTACACCTCTTTTACCGGAGTGCTCCCGTAGAAAATTTCTCTGGGGGTCTCACCCCCGACTTTCATACCACCCATCACCAATCACCGAACCACGTAGATAGTATTGTGATCTGGATGCCTCGGCATACTCGAAACCACCTGGATCTTCGGGCAGCGTTCACCGCGTCCTGTAGCTTCTGTACCTCGGACTTGGTGGCCATGCCGGCAATCTCGTCTCTTCCAGCCTTTTTACCAACCTCAGTCTCAATCGTGGAATACTTCTCTTCCAGCTGACTAACCTTAGTTAGATCGGCTTCAAGCCCTGTAATCTCACCCTTGTTGTGGGTGTGCGAAGAACTTGCCTTACCGGCCAAAGCCTCAGCCAACCCACGAACCCCATCAATGCTGAGAGAATCAAGCCGTGCCTTCAACTGCTTCACGGTCTCAGAATCCGCCATCCTCGAAAGCTTCTGGATAATCTCAGCCTCCAGCGTGCCACCAGCTTTCACACGCTCCGCTAATTCCTCTAGCGTATCCAACATCTCAGGGGCATTACCTTTAAGCTTCGCAATCGCTGCATCAACCACACGCTGAACCGCCGACTCAGCAGACTTAGCAGCTGCCTGAGCCTTCAAAGAATGCTGCCCCGCGTTCGCTGCATCCCGCCTGACCGCTTCAGCATCACCCCTGACCTGCGACACGATCTGCTGTGTGGCTTGGGTGATCTTTTCTTGCACCACAGCAAAAGAAGTCTCAGCATGCTCTTTCAACCACTCGTATTGTGGCTGCCACCTATCAAGCTGCTGGACGCGTTCCTCCCACTGAGCAAGCCGAGCCTTGACCTGCTGCCACGCCGACGACACCGAGGCCTCAGCAGCCTTCGCAGCAGCCGACGAGGCCTCCACAGCCTCCGCAGCAGCCTCAACCTTCTCACGATCAGCAGCCACAGACTTCACCGCCTCACCCGTGGATTTCACACCACGAGCCACCTGATCAGCCAACTCCGCTAGCCTGTCATGCACATCAGGGGTGAAATCTTTCGCATCCTCCACCGCCTGCCGAATCGTGGCAGTACCCTCATGGATCAGTAGAGGGATCGATTCACGGGCCATAAAATCCGTGCCAATCAACACCAGCACAGCAGCACCCAGCGCGATAGTCGCCGTGAACTCACCATGCTCATCGACAGTGATGCGCACCGGCTCATCCACGATCAACTCACCATCCCCCGGGCGGGTGGCAGCAGGGCGCAGCCACACCTCCTTAATCCTTGAGGGCTGATTGGTGATCGTGGATAATTTTCCTTGAACAGCAGGCATTATTGTTGTAGTCCTCTCTTTCTTCGTTCTTCGGTCAAAATGGCTGCGAAATCGACGATCGGATGTACTGTGACCGACACTTTTTGGAAAGCTTCAAAGCCTCCTACGCGGGGGGTTATTGTCTCGCCGGCGTTAATCTCCACCGTGAATGAGGATGAATACCCGGACAAGGCCGTGACGCGTGCTACCCCTAGCACCGACGCGCCCACGACAGTATTGGAGGGCCTGAGGTAGAACTGGATTCTATTCCGCGAGGGGTATGAGACCTGTACAGGGCCAGCCTGCACCGGAGTCCACGAATCAGCAGTCACCATACCCGGCTTGCTCAGCTCGACAAACCGCTTCATCGCCGCTTGCTGTGATTCCAATTCTTTCAAGCCTGTGTCTTGGAGCCGGTTCCATTCAGCGTTTTTGTTGATTAGCTCAGATTGGACTTTATCCAGTTGGTCTTTTTGCTGCCGCCATTTCGCCAGAGCGTCCTCGGCAGTTTCCTGCGCCGCCGCCGCTTTGTTATCTGCTTGAGCGGCAGCCTTACCAGCCGATACAGCCTGCTGAGACACCACGCCAATCGATTTAGCCATCTGGCGTTTTTCCTGTGCTATTTGCTGCAAGAGCTGGTCATTGTGGCTTCTTAGCGCTTCGGAGTCTTCGATCATTGCGCCGCCTACGTGCCATCGCCACCCCACTGACGTGGTGTCATCAGAGATCATTTCCCACCGTGTGATTGGAAGCGGCAGGATCCGACCCCAGATCAGCACGTCGACGATGTCTCCGCGCTTGATGTCGATACCTGGTCTGTATCTTCCAGTTCCGGAATCAGTGATGTCTCGTTCGAAGAAGATGTCACCTTCGGTGCGAAGTTGTGCGGCTTCTATTTGCGTTTCGAGATCCGAGGTTTGAGCAGTCAGGTCTACTGTGGCATCAGCTCTGACGAATGCTACGTCGAATCTGCCTCGTGCAGGCTCATCTGGGCGGTAGATGTACCCGTTTTGTAGCCGCTTTTCGACGTCTGCTTGTTCTCTGCCTTCTGGCAGACGTACATCAAATGAGCCGTAAACATACGTTGCTTGTCGACGTCCGACGGTCATTGTTCCACCGTCAGCTACGAGCAAAGGCTTACCCATGAGTCACCGCCTTTTCACGTTGTTCCACCTTGATAACGATCGTGGGGCTTTTCAGGTTTAGCCCGCTAATAGGAGCATCTGTTGGCCACCACATCTCTGCGGAGATACTGACTCCTGCCGCAGCGGCCAGCGGTGCCAGTTCCTCCCACATCGAACGATCGGTTGGGCGTATCAGAATATTCTTTGATTTTCGCCCGCTTGGATTGGGATCTACCTGCACGGGTGGATCCGCTATGAGTTCTTTCTGGCCGATGGCACGCCACGTAGCGGCTAATGAATCTGAAATGATCTTCCTGATCAGTGGCTCTGCTGCCCCCTGCTCAGTTGCACCATCTGCAACCGTGACCATCTTGATGTCTTGCAGATCCCGAGGCTTGTCAAATTGGACACCAACATTTTCAGGACCAGCCCAGTCCCTCGTGAATCGCGTCCACTTCCCTGTCCATGTCGTCGGCCCTGACATCGCAGGAAAACGCGCCAAGGTCTTCAGCATGTCCGTTCCATGAACTGCCAGCACTGATGGTGCACCAGCTCCGCCTTCAGCCACAGCAAAATCCACACGAAAGACCCGTCTAGAGCCCGCTCGTTCGATCGCAATAAATCGCGTCGCCTCACTCAATGGAACAAGACGCCCCACATCATCTGTTTTTCCGAGGCCATCAGCAATGAGCTGATGAATGACCGGGTGCACGATCCCACTTGCAGACTGGACTCGCAATTTCACCATGCCAGACGCAGGGTCGTTGGTAGCCTCCGGCATTCGCATTTCCATGACAGGCGGTAGATCCATCATTGGGGTGGCGTTTTCATCCAGCAGCCCCAGCCATTGACCTTGATCTGCGATCACCTGATCACGATGCTTCTTGTGGTTTTCCCAATTGAACTCCAATTAGATCACCTTCCATGGGTCTGTCAGTGCGATTCTCCACATAGCGGACGCTCCTGTGGGAAGAACAAATTTTCGTGCGCAGCACGGCGGCACCAGCTCCGGAGTCACTGCGATCTTTGCCGGCCAAACTTCATAGTCTGGAAGCCCGTCATCTTTAATCACGACGCAGGATTCCTCAGAATCCAAGATGAGCGTTCTCCAGTCAGACACTGGTGGCAGATCAAACACTGCACCTGATGGCAAGGTGACCGCCCCACCTTTCCCCTTCCACCTAATGCGGATGGGGATCGAAACTTCACCATCATTGGTGACAAGCACGGTGTCTTCTCCATACGCCCAATCTGTCCACCACACCCCCTCATCTGAGATGAGGCTGATCTCTACTGAATCGACCACAGTTTCATCGAGCAGATCAGATTTGGGAGCAGGTATCGGTGCTGCCGCTTTGACCTGGGTGTAGATAGTTCCGTGAAGACTCGTATCCACAGACAGTGTGCCGAACAGGGTTTGTGAGAAGGCGGCGCAGACCCTGCGATAAACGCCATCAACGGTTTCACCATTTTCACCTGCTAGTGCAAGCGTTATTGTGCCGTCCATCGGCTGGATCTGCGTCGATTCTGTGATTTGCCCTGACTGTCCGATTGCCTGCAGGGTCTTTGCTTGGACCTTAGATTTCATTCCTGAAAGGCCTGCATATCTCAGGCCGGCAGTCCACTCAGATTCCGACAAATCGAACTGGATTCCCCAAGGGGACATATACGAGATTCTGGTAATCCCACTCATAGGAGGTGTTTCCTTTCTATCCAATCTTGGAGTCAACAAAACGATTCGCATCAATCTGAGTCAAAGCTGCGATGCGCCGCTCATATTCATCTCTGACCTCACGCAGCATTGCCTCTGTCTGCCCTCGGGTGAATGCATCTCCCGGCGGCAACGTGAATTCCACTGGGCTGGTATTAATCCCAGCTTTTTTCGCAGCTGCCCGCTGGGCCTCCACAAGCATCGCAAGTTGCCTGTTCGTCTCGTCTTGCTGCACAGTTTGTCGCTGTGCCAAGGCAAGCATTGCCTCGCGACGCTGCGCTGCGACTTCAGCAGCCTTAGCGAGAGCTTCCGCTTCCCGTTTCGTCGACGCCTCTGCGAGCTGTTTCTGCAGTTGCGCGTAATCCAGCTGTGCTTTCAGCGCGGCTGCCTTCGAGGCGTGCTCCGTTTGCATGGAGAGCTTTTTCGCCTCTAGCTGGAGCTTTTGCGCCTCAATCGCAGTGGATAAAGCAGATTGCTTGTCTGCTTGACGCCGCTGCATCGCTGCGATCTTCGATTCCACTCCATAGGCCATCGAACCGATCGTTGCCCCCATCCACTGGTCGGCCAGCTTCGCGCCACCGACTGCAGCATCAGGCCCCAGGCGACCAGCTAAAGCACCACCACCAATCGACAGTGCAGCACCACCGAGGGCCCCGGCGACGATTCCGGCTTTTGCACCAGGGCTCATGCCCTTCCATGCTTCCGCCATCTCGCGCTTGTTGTTGTGAATATCAAAGCCACCTCGAACAACCTCACCAAGGCCACCGAGCGCCATTCCAGCACCAGCGACCGCACCGAGTGGGCCGCCAGCCGCGAAGCCAGCAAGACCGCCGAGAATGCCACCAATGATCTTTCCAAGACCACCAACGACCTTGCCCACACCGCCGAATCCTGCAGCAGCACCTCGAGCCTGATTCGATGTCAGACCATAGAGTTCTTTTGCTTGCTCAGTCAGCGCTGCAGTTTTCAGCCTGAGCATTTCCGCCGCAGAGTTCTGCGCTAACGTCGCTTCAGCGACAGAGAGCTGCGCCGCAGCCTGAGCATGTGTTGCCTCTAACTGATCAATAGCCGCCTGAGCTTTCGCAACTTCAACCTGCCACTGCGCAGCGCGCACCGAAGCAGTGTTCTCAATAACCGAAGACGAAACCTCTTCAATCGCGAAAATGCCCGTACGACGAAACCTGTCCATCGCACCGCTCATCGCTTCAATCGAGGTCGCACCCAACTTTGCTTGGCGCTGACGTTCCTTTTCTAACTCAGCTTCTGCACGAGCAACAGACACCTCACCCATCGCACGAGTCTTTTGCAAATCCCACTCTTTGACCTGTAGATCCTGCACGGACTTAATGAGCTGAAGCCGATTCGTTGTCTGCTGCATCTGCAGCTTGGACACTTCCTGACGGGTCTTTTCGACCATCTCCGCGAGGTCTCCCATCACAGAAAAGTACTTCTGGATGTGACCAATACCAGCCTGTAGCGCCTCGCTTACGCCTGTGACTATGTCCGCAGCGGCCTTAAATCGTGCTGCGACCACAGTCCGTTCAGCTGCCTCTAGCCGTTTTGCAGCATTCGTCGATTTATCACGCAGATCATTGAGATCCTTCTCGGCCTTCTCAATCTTTTCTGCCGCTTTCTTCGCTTTATCTGGCGCATCTTCACGAGCCTTTGCTAGATCACGCTCGGCTTTCTCGATCTTGCTAGGATCACCACTTTCACGTGCCTTTGCTAAGGCTGTTTCTTTGTCCGCGATCTTGTCCAGAGCATCACGCTCTGCACGTGAAAGATCTTTACGGGCCTCGGTGACGGCTTCTTCCGCTTTGCGCAGATCGACCGTCGATGACGCAATCTGCTTGCGTGTTTCAGCAAGCCCTTTTTCCGCATCAATGACCAACTCGGATTGATCGAAAAACCCTCCACCGCCACCACCTGATGCAGCACGGCTCAGCACCGGAATCAGCTTCTGCAACCCATCAGCTAGGTGTGCAAAGTCATCCCACTGTTTAGCGGTCAAGACAGGCTCTGGACGCCCCGACAGGTTCAGACCAAGACCACCGTGCGGGATATAGCCGCCTTGATCATACAGCCCCACATAACGTTCTGCCATACTGTGCAGCTCACTAGCACTACCCCAGTTCGCATCACCACGGGTATTAACGCCCACATCACTCGATAGGTCATCTATCTTCGCGACACTTGACCCATCGCCCGGGAAGTGCCTCCACTGATCGAAACCGCGACCGTCGAGAGGCCCAGCTTTACCACCAATGGTGAAACCTCCACCGGTGTTGCCACCGGATTCCACGAACGTTCCGTCCTGCAGCACCATAGCAGTGTGCCCGTTGGCGCCTCCGCCTTTATCCCACCAGCCAATCGTGATGTCGCCTAGACCACCGCGCCCGGGCAGTGCGCCTTTTGCATCGAGCCATGGCCCCTCGCTGACTGTTGACGTTCTCGTATCGAAGAAGGGCAACCCAACAGCAACGTTCGTTGTTCCTGAGACTGCGCCAGAGCAGTCAGTTGCAGCCGGACTCCACCCGCCCATGAGATACGGCGTCCGGTTCATAAACGCAATACTGCGCTTGATCTCAGCAGCAGATTTGACCAAACCGCCTGTAGCGAACATTGGGAAAGTTCCCGCATTAATCTGTGCTAATACATCGTGGTATTTCTCAGATGATCGGCGATTAATTACCCATTCACCCGCATCAACACGAGCAACCGGCATCCCATCAGAACCAACCCCAAGAATCCCATCCACACGATCCGTACCAGGACCTGTAACCGGAAGACGCCCACCGGTAGCATATCCTGCGATACCACCATCGGCGTTTCCTGTGATCTTGTCCCATGTTTTCCGCATCAGGAGGCTGATCACCTTGGTCTTTGGGATACCGTCGAGCAGCCCCTTCGACTCTGTCACCGCCGTCTTGAGCTGATCATTATTCGCGGAGATCTTCGCCTCAGTCTTCTTCTGCGCAACCTCATTCAGGTTGTTGAGAGCTGTTTTTTTATCCTCAATCAGCTGATCAAGAACCAACTTAGCTTGCGGATCAGCCACCTCCTCAGACAGGGCCCGCAACTCAGCAAGAGAGGTTTCCTTGCCCTGCAGCAACTCCTCGATATCGAACCGAGCTTTAGCAGAGATCTCAGTCCCGTCGAGTTCCGTCGCCAATCGCTCATAGTCAGCGATCCCAAGGCGAAACTTCTCGTCTTCAACGTCGATCGTGACACCAGCTTGCAGCTGGTCAACTTTCGCCGTTGACGTCATCACAGTGTCAAGTTTGCTCAGTGCTTCTTCGGTCTGAGCCGTGACCTTAATCTGGCCTGTTTCCTTGTTGATGACCTCAACTTGGAACCCAAGAGCTTTCAAATCATCTGTAGTTTTCTCCACGTCAGCAACCTGGAATTGTTTCGGCTGCCCGAGAGACTCCGCTAGCTCCTTGGACTGTACCCAGACTTCAGCCAACGACTTCTTCGCTTCATCATCTTTGATACTGACCAGCGTCTCGATCACAGGAGGCATCAGCCCCATCGACGACGCAAGATCACGACCTGCTCAGAAGACAAACCAAAATGCTCACCAAGCTTAGTCAAAGCGCCTTGGGTCTGCTCCCACGCAGACGCCATGTCACCACCACTGGCGGCGACATTTCCGAGCTCGTCACGAAAGCCAATCAGCTCCTGACGCAGCTCACGGGAATTCTTCTTATAAAGATCAAGCTTCCCGTCTGCACCAAACAGGCTGTCGCCGAAACCGTCGCCTTTATCTGCGGCACCTTCGGCAGCGTCACCGATCTGGTCGATATGCTCCGCAAGCTTTGCAGCAGCATCATCCTTCGACTGGGCTTGGCCAAACATCTGGTCAAGCAACGAATTCAGCGCTTTAGCTTTGTCTGCTGCAGACGAGGAAGCATCACCGATCTTTGCGACAGCCTCAGAAACTTCCGTTGCTCCAGGGGCAAGATTCTTAGTCTCTTCACCGATCCGCTGCCATGCCTCACGCTGCTGCGTGAGCTGAGCGACTGCCGCTTTCCCACCTTCGGTGGTCTGATCAAAACGAGCCGTAAGAGCATCGAATTTTTCTTTGCTGCCTGTGACAGCCGATGTCATTTCGGCGGTTGAGGCACCGACCTTTTGGAACGCATCAGCAATTTTTTCCGCGCGCTCCGCTACAGCAGTGTTCATAGCGGTGTCCATTGCTGCGTTGATCAGATCGAAGTCTTTGGTTCCCTCCCAGAGCACACTGAGAGCTCCACTGAACTTCCCAGGCTTCGTCTCCGCGAGCTGCTGCTGCTTCTCAAGAAATCCATCGAGAGCAGTAGACATCGCATTGATCGCACCGGCTGTGTCTCCTGCAGCTAACGCAGCTGCCATGTCACGGTGAGCTTGCGCACTCGCACGGGTAGCTTCTTCTAGAAGCTTCTGCTGCTCCGCGGCTTTACGTGACTCATTGGCCACCTCACCGACGATATAAGTGGCCGTACCAAGACCGACCATCCATGGCCCGCCAAAAGCGCTGATAACGCCCTTCGCAGACGCCTTCAGCCCACTGACAGCGCGAGCTTCAGCAACAGCCATGGCTTGGCCCATGCGACCGATCTCAACACCATTAGCCTTCGCCAGCGCAGCCTGAACACGCATCTCATCGCTGAACCCAGAAAACCCAGTCTTCACCGCTGTGGCTTTATCGCTAAGCGCCCCGAGCAACCCGACGTGCTTAGCAATAGACAAGCCTGCCAAGGCAAGGCCCACGTGCTGGACTTCGGCTGGCAATGAAGCAAATGCAGACCCGAGGCTACCTGCGGCCTGCGTGACAGAGCCCAAAGCGTTAACAGAGGTCGTCGCTACGCCAGAGATAACCGGCGCTATATCTGTGATCCCCTCAGCAAGTTTTCCGAGGCCTTCAGCCAATGGCCCCTCAACAGAGGTATAGATACCAAGGGCTGTCTCTTCCCAAGCATTGCCGACCTTTTCAATAGCCCCTGGCAATCCTTGAGTCTGCGCCGCTGCAAGTTCTGCCGCTTGCCCGGCGCGGGTGACCGCGGCGCGGGTGCGGTTGAAGCCTTCTGCGCCTTGTTGGGCTGCGATGCCTGCTAGGCGCATTGCGTCGGAGCCGAAGAGAGTTGCTGTTGCCGCTTGGTATTGTTCGTCGGTCATGCGGGCTGCCGCGTTGTTGAGCTGGTCAAAGAGGTCCGGCATGCCGACGAATTTGCCCTTGGCGTCGTGGATTGTTAGACCGAGTTCTTTGATCGCAGCCTGCGCAGGCTTCCCCTGATCTGTCAGCGCAAGCAACGCTGACTTCATGAGCGTTCCGGCGTCACTGCCTTGGATACCTGCATTGGCGAACATGGCCAGCGTGGTTGCAGTGTCTTCCATCGAGACGCCAAACTGATGCGCGACCGTACCTGCCTGTTGCAGACCATGCGCAATACCGGTGATCTCAGCAGACGACGCGTTCGCAGCACCAGATAAAACATCCGCAGCGGTTGCTGCATGATCCGCTGTCAGCCCAAAAGCCTGAATCGCCTGAGATTGAATAGTGGCAGCCTGGGAAGCCTCAATCTGTGCAGCAGCTGCTAGCTGGAGCGTGCCCTTAGCTGCGTCCATCGACTCTTGGAGCGTGAACCCGCCTTTGGCAAGCTCGGTCATCGCAGCCGCGGCATCACCAGCAGACGTGGCAGGCAGATCCATGTCGTTGCCAAGCTCACGCGCTTTGGCAGCGGCAGCCTCCATTGCCGCACCAGAAGCTTGGGTGACCGCCTGCAAAGAATTCATCTCCGTGCGGTAGGTGTTACCCACCTCGATGATCTCCTTACCGAACCCTGCGATGCCAGCACCTGCAAATGCAAGCCCCAGTGCACCGCCAAGTTTGCCGGCAACGCCGAGCGCAGGGCGCAGCCCCGCCTCCATCTTTGGGCCAAAGCCCTTTACATCTGGTTCAACCAGAATATCGATTTTGCCGCCAGCCATAGCACGCTCCTCTCAGCTATCTACCTATGCCCTCCCGAAACTGACGAATACCGATGCGCTTCTTCGCCGGCTTTTTCTCTACCTCAGCTACCTGAGCTAAAAGCTCCTTCGCCCGGCGCGCTGCTGCGTGCTGTGGGCGTTGGGCGATGGGATAGATGATTGGCTTGGGTGGGGGTTTGGCCCCTGATCTTTTTCGTTGTTCGTGGGCTTTTTTGACTTCTGGGTCTTCTGGGTCTGTTGTCCACGATTGGTATTCGGCGTTGAGCCAGTAGTCTTCGCGGTCGATGAGGGATGCAATGTTTTCATCGGTGTATCCCCACTCGTAGTCGTCGAGCTTGAGGACCAGAACCATAAGATCGACCCAGAAGATTTCCCTGCGCTGCTGCCGCCAATTAAGGCCGTAGAAACGCTGAAAGCCCGCTAGGCAGCGGGCGTGTTCTTGAGGGTCTTCCAGGGAAGTTAGGAGTCTTTCGACCCCGTCAAAAAATTTCCATCTTCGCCACGGATACCTGCAAGCTGGGTCAGTGTGATCTGCACCTTGTTGAATTCTGGAAATGAAAGCTGCATCAAATCATCCACGAAATCAGCCTTCGCTTTCTCCTCCGATGTGGAAATAAGCTCAATGAGCTCGCGGGTGACCTCTTTTAGCGGCTGCTCTGCGACCTCTGGGCCGTAGAGGCGGATGATCTTGTGGACTTCATCTGCGGTGAAGTTCCGGCGGATGGTGAGATCGTTGCCTCGGAGTGTGATTTCTTGTGGTTCTCCTGCGTCAACGGAGCAGGCTTTTTCAAAAATATCGATTTTTTCAGACATGGGTTTTCCCTTCTCGGTGGTGGAATAAAAAGGGCGGATCCTTTTCTTCAAAAAGAAGAGGCGATCCGCTTTCCTCAATACCGGCGCTGATTATGCGACGGTGACCTCTTGCGAGCTGGAGCCGGTGAGGTTGGTGCCGTCTGCGGTCAGTACACCGGTCACGCCCTTCACAGTGAAGGGGCCTCCTGCGCGGCCTGTGACAGAGGCTTTCTCCCCGCCCTTGACCTGGCGCAGGATCAGTTGTACGGCAGTGCCGTTGGAATTCTGCGCAATATCAGCGGATTTCTGGCCATCGATGGAAAGGGTGAAGGTACCCCCGGATGCTCCGGAGGGAAGGGTTACGGTTTTCTCACCGGCCCCGTCTTCTTCATCCTGACCGCTATCGTCATCGACGTTCATTCCATCGGGAAGCCAGGAAGAATTTCAACTGCTGGCACAAGGAATTCCACGGAGAATTCATAGCCATCAAGGCTCTTGCCATCGATAGCAGCGCGAGTCGCAGGGCCAGAAAGGGTGCATCGCTCACACCAAATAGCCATTTGATCTTCACCATCATCGAGGCGGATCAGCAAGGAGAATTCCTCACCAATGCCCTTTTCGACAGCATAGTGGTCGCCGATCTTTTTAATCTTTCCACCCTGGGCACGCGTGCGAACAGTTGCCTCCGAGTTATCGACTGCCCGGAACTTACAACCCTCGGTTAGCGGGTCACGAGCAACCTTGTAGGCAGCCTTGCGGTAATTAAACACCTGCAGCTTATTAACAGCCTGCTCCGAGGTCAGCTCAAAGCCAGCTTCGACACCGCCATATGGCAGAAATCCCTCAAGCGATTCAGCGAAAAGATCGTTAGGCATACCTGCACCAGCGGCCCCTCGGAATGCATCACCGTCAAGCCACACATAGGCTTTCTCTGGATTCGCGTAATTGGACATTTTCTCCTCCTAAATAATATGCGCCCGGCGTCTCAGATGGATCTGAAACCGCACAGGCGCGTAATACAAAACTTTGTCTGCTCCACGACTGGTGTCGTAAAGCTGAATTGGGCCGTCAACCCACGTCGCAGACCACGCATGCAGATCATCGATGATGATGTTCTTAGCTCTTCCCAATAGCTCCCCTGCCGTCGCGGCAAGGTTCCACGCTGTGACATCAGGATCTCCATCAAGACCCGAAACATCACGACCAGGCACCCACGGTGTGACTTGAATCATCAACCGGCGCAGCATCGGATCATCACCAACATGGCCCACAGCGGCGACTGTCACATGCGGTTTCACCAGAGGATCCGGTACCTCACGTGTCGTTACCTTCCCGCCGTGCAAAAGATCGGTGAACACCTCATGCTGAAGTAAAAACTTTCGGATCTCACCCGGCGCGTAGGGCATTGGTGTTCTCATCGCCTACCTTTACCTTTCCTTGGTCGCATTCCTGAGTACTTGCCGTAACCCATCGCCGCATTGGTAAGTGATGCATGAGCAGGTGTTTTACTCGTTCCATACTCCTTGTGGATTGCAGTTTCGTCAGTGTCAACGACCATGATCTGGGTTCCGGATTCTTTGACTTCAATCCCCGTTGCATAAGCACCGGTGCGATAAGGTGCTGCGGCTCGAGCCTCGTCTGCGATCTGGCGGGCGATTTTCCTTCTGCCTAACCTAGATTGCAATCTGACTTGTTGAGGGATCTGGGATTTGAAGATCGTTAGCCGTGCTTTCATCTCTTCCCCTTGGCTCGACGAACGCGGGTGGCAATGTACTCAGGTGCTTTGCCCGGGATCCCACGCTCATGCCCATCAGTGATGCACTGCCAGATTCTTCCGCGATCATCAACGAATTCGTCGGCAGCACATATCTCAATATCGGTGATCGGGTTATGCGTTGGGCAAAAGAGGATGAGGCGTTCATCCTTCACAGATGTTGGCCCCACTTCTTTTTCGCTTGACCATAGTGGTTCTTGAACTAGCCCACGTCCAGCAATTTCAGTGATGGTAGGGCTACCAGGTTCTCCAGTGACTGGGTCTTCACGACCTTCTACCACTTTTCGGAGAATGAACTTTGGCTGGAAAAGGACTGTTGCGCTCACCACCGATTGCTCCCTTCCGAAAAAGTTGGCGTGGGAGCTTTTCGAATGCTGAAGACCCCGCGTGGCTGCGGTGGGGAAAGCAAAACGATTTCATCCGTTGTAAGCCAGAGGAGATTTCCAGACCCGAGGCCGCCATCAGAAGACCATTCCATCTGAACTTCTGGGTACGCGAGCTTATCCATACCGCCACGGCCAGTTTTATCAAGGGCCCTAGTGACCATGTCTTCAACAACGCCTGCGACCACACTGGCTGAAATTGATCCATCGCGGGTTCTTTTCTCCAGTGTGGGGAACCGCTGCATGATGATGGCCTCAGCACGACCGACGAGCCTCTCAGCGTAGGATTCGCGAGAACCGTCTAGGTCAGACCAGATTTCCGCAATCGGTATTTTTAGGAAGATCGCCATGTGCTACCTCCTAATGTTCTGTATGGACCTCAATTGCTTCGCGAAGACCTGCAACATCAAGCCCTTCAGTATCGATACCGAGCGTTTGGGCGTAAGCAATCAACTCAGCTTTCTTTGCTTTTGCACCCGGTGTTCCTGACACACTGGCTTCGGAGGCTTGCTTCTTTGCTAGCTCTTCAACCTCGATGATGTACCCATGCCGCCGGTAGTACGCGAGCTTGTTATCTGGCACCTGACAGACTCCGTCAACGAAATAATCATCACCAACAGAGCCCGTGTATCCGTGCACTGGTGTTTTCACGATTGCCATGTCATCTCCTAGCTATCAGCTAACTTGATGTTGCGCATGACAGCAGCAGCCTTGGTCGACTTCAGCGCAACCGCGATAGGACCAAGCTCGACCTCGCCACGCTTGACAGCACCAGCTGTAGAGAAGTCTGGAAGCCATGTCTTGATCATGCGTCCATCTGTGGTGGTGACACCATGGAAACCATCAAGGCCAAAGCGCACTGCATAGAGGCTGGTCTTTCCCAGAGTCACAGGAATAATCGGATCATTGGTACCAGCTTTTGTACCAGGATCAACAATGATCACGTTTCCGATCTGCTCACGCATAATCTGATGACCATTAGACCCCAGCAGGCCTTCCACTGGTTCTCTCGAGTACATGTTTGCCCGGCGCGCTGCTGCGCGGAGCTTCGCCAAGACGCGTTTGTTACCGAAGAGCATAGTTGGTGGACCATCAAGTGCATCCAAAAGTTCGTCGAGATCATCGAGCACTGCCATGGCTGCATCGGTTGCGGTGAACTTAGACCAATCGCGCTCGGTTCCTCCTTCTTCCTTGTTCAATTCGGTAGAAGAATCTTTCAGCGCCTTATCAAGGCCATCAAAACCGTTCGTGTCCTTTGCTGTGTCTCCGTTGATCACGGCATCACAGAATTTAGTATTGGTCGCTTTGATCAGCTGTGACATCTGCAACGCGATTTCGTCCGATGCTGCTGGACCAAGATGTGCGAGCACACGGTCGACCTTAAAGGATCCACCTAGAGGTTTCAGCTCGACGCTGATTTTCTTGGTGGTGACTTCCTTATCGGTGTACTCCGTTCCGAGTTCACGGAATGCTGCATCACGTTGCGTAGCTAGGCGGCGGTAGCCGTACGAAAGGGTTGCGCCGCCTCCTGCTGGATTCACTGCTGTGTCGAATGCCAGGTTGTCGAGAATCACCGATTCTTTGCGGAATTCATCGATGACGGTTGGTTCATAATCTTCTAGTGTATTGAGCTTTGCTTGCTCTAGGGTGATCGCCATTTCTTCCTCCTTTAGACGTTAAAGTGGGCACGCAAAGCACTTGAGAGTGAGTTCGCTTGCGACTTTCCAGCTGCGTTCTGGCCCTGTGAAGGATCAAAAGCAGAGCGGTCGAAGCCAATTGTCTTTGCAAGTGCTTTTGCGTCTTCCATGATTTCTTCTGCGGTTTCTCCCCGCAGCCTGTCCGCCATCTCGGCGGGTAATTTCGTTGCGGACAATGCTTGTGAGACGGCCTCACGCCGCTTTGATGCAGCTTCTTCATCGGCGATTTGCTTTTCCAGCTCCGCGATTCTTGCTAATGCCTGGTCTCGGTCTGCGACTGCTTTTTCGTGATCGCTCATTTTTGACCGCTCGATCTCATCGAGCTTTGCTTTGAATTCGTCGCGCTGTTGTTCTGCTTCTTGGCGTTTATCGCGCTCACGAGCAAGATCCTTGAGCACCATATTCTTTGATCCACGGGCTTCTGGATCTTCATTACTGTCAGAATCTTCGGCAGCCTTATCTCCTTCGGCTTTCCCGTCTTGCGGAGTAGTTTTAGGGCTGCTTTGGTCATCTGCTCCCGCACTAGATCCACTATGAGCGGTGTCGGAGTCGTTGATGATCGCTCGGACCCATGGGGCTCGTTTCTTGTGCATTGCTTACAATCCTTCCGATTTTGGGTATAGAAAAACCCGCTACCGATTGCGGTAACGGGTGATAGTTGATGTAGTTATGCGGTTTTATGGAGGAATGGAGAGACATCCACATGTGGTTCCATGTCCGCGTATTTCAGCAGGTTATGATATGTTTTCAGCTCTATTGGATCAAGCTCATTGAGATCATCATACATATCATCAGTAAGCCACAACTCCAGAAATTCTTTCTTCAATTCTTTATCGAGATACCCGTATTGAATAAGCTCTTCTATATAGCATGCTTCAATAGCTATCTCGTCTTGGTTACCAGGCTGTAGCCCTACTCCTAGATAGATCTTCCCACCGGTTTTTTCTTTTATTTTCTGGTACGTGTTCATGTCTCTATTCCTCCTTTCCTTTTAACTACCTTGACGATACCATCTTGACGGATCGCCGTAACACCTTGCCCCTCGACTGGAAAAGCAGTATTCACCTTAAAAGTCCTGCTGTCGCTTCCCTTCGTTGGCCCTGTATAAACAGTAACGTCCAAAGAATGCCCGTCAGGACTTATCACTGATTTTTGCAGTGTCCATGAACCATTTTTTGAAATTTCTATTTGATCAGGATCTTCCAGAATTTCACTGATCAATCCGGATTTTTCGTCTCCTAACCATGTTTCTAAAGCTTTTGTTCTTCCTTTCAGTAATGGAAAGAAAGTTTTCTCACTGTTTGGTATGGAGGCTCCATTCTCGACTTGCTCAACAACCCATGAGCGCCTGGAGTGATCGTGAGCACCTTGGATGAAGTTCTTCTTTACTCGTCCCTTGACGATGTGTTCAATGGGTACACGTTTATCCGCTGTACGCAAATCCTCGAAATACCGCCTCCGGATCTCATCATCACCACCGCCATTTTTCGACCATCGTGGCGGTTCGCTCGGAGGATCACCACTACCAGTTTTAATCGCCTCACGCTTTAACTCTTTGCCATACCGTGCTTTCAATTTCACACGAGCGCTCTCCGTCGCTTCTTTCACGACTTTGTCCCGTGTAAAAAAGCTAAGCTTCGAATTCAATGTTGGTGAGGCATCCAGCAAGAAACCGTTTTTGTGCAGCAATGAGACCGCAATATCACGGTCGCCACCTGCAATCTTGTAGATTTCTTCCGGCATCAATCGCGGCCGATCAGTCCGCATGTACCGCCCCCGCTTCGACATCTTCGCGTCATATTGCTGACGCAAATACATCGACGCCCAGCCGCGCTTTGCTGTTCCTTCAGAGGTCATAACAGTGCGCTTCCCAAAACGATCTGCAGCAACCTTCATTCCCCGGCGCGCATTGATCACTTGCGACGGGTCTGCCCCGTCTCGGATTGCTTGGGCACCTGCGATGGTGAAGATTTTGTTTTGGTCTTTTTCGGATAGTTGTGCGAAATATTTATCCACATCAAATATCCACAGCTTGTGCATGTCCGATGTCTCTTCGGATATGGGGATTGCGTCGCAGTCGCAGCCTGGGTGTCGTTGGAATCCAAGTCCTGCTCCGCCGCGTTTTCCTGCCAGGATTGCGCAGCGCGCGCAGCACGGTGGGCGGACGATTCTCACCCATGTAGTTCGTGGCCTAGCAATGAGGTTGGTGAGCTTGGCTGTTCTCGATGCGTCTGAGATTGCGGTTTGCGTAGCCATTTGGAGGACTTGCCCGCTGTATTTCCACAGCTTTGCTCTTTCGACTTCGGTTGCTCCGTTGTCGATTGCTTCTGTGATACGCAATCCTTGTGCATAGGCAAGACCCATAATCGGCTGCCCAGATCCGGTGATCCCTGCAAAGGCTTCTGGTGCAGCATGCCCTAGTGGGATTCCATCGTAGTCTTGGAGTGCTAGCGCCGTATCTACTGAATCAATAGCTACATTGGCTGCTTCGAGCTGTGCCTCTGTGACTCTCTTGGTGAATTCTTCGGCGTAGATCTCGAACCAAGCTGATGGATCCATTGGTCTGTTTTTGTTCCATGCGGCAGCTACCCATTTGACGGTCTCTCCAATGATCTCAGATCTGGTTCCAGCGGCGGCGCGTAGTTCTGGTGGTAAGCGGCTGAACTGGTCGTCGTGCATTTACCACCTCTTCCTGTCACGTTTCTGCGTCACGTTCCAGTTTCTGCAGAAGCGTTCCTGCTTCTTCTTGGCTGAGCCATTCGATTTCGCGGTCGATTCTTGCTTGCGGCCATCCCATCTCATTCATCGCTCCTCGAACGGACAAGGTGGGGCGTCCACCGGTTAGCTTCTGCATTGCATCTGCTTGCTGAGCTTCGGTCGGTGTACCTGGATTGCGCCAGAGAATTTGAATTTTCCCGTCTGCAGACCATTCCCTAGTGCGGATGCGCTCGGCGATTCCAAGCGCCCACGCCCAGCCTGCGCCGGCAACGGAATTGATTCTTTCTACCTGCTTTACAAGGCGTGATTCATCGGCTCTGATCGCGCCTTCAGCGGCCGGATTGGCGGTGTTTTGCCCCATCATTCGGACGGGAAGTCCTGTGATTGTTGATGCCTGTTCGGCCAGCATTTTGATGGTGTCATGGAAGCCTGTCAGGCTTGCACCTGCAAGCTGTTCCACCTTGGCGTCTTTCTTAGAGAGCGCCCAAACAGCCCCTAGATATGTGCCCCACGGGTCAAGTTGTTCACCGTTTTCGTCAACAAAGTCCTCTTCGCTGACACCGAGAGCAATTTTCTGTGGTGTTGCCACTGTTTCCATCGCGAGCTGGAGCTGAAGCATGACTCGCCCAGCCATATCAACGATGGGCTTGAGATCCGAGAGCTGTGTTTCTCCCTCGAATGATCCCGATTGTTGGCGGTTGATCATCATGACGATTGGGACGCGCCCAAGGTTGTGTTCGATCCGTGTCTTTGCTTTCCACATCCCCAGTTTTTTGCTCATGATTACTGTGGAATCCGGCAAATACAGCGTCATATGCTCTGCAATTCCGATGGAATCGCGATAAATCCGCAGCGCTGCTGTCATTGACCTTGTCAGCGGATCCACGATTGCAGCCATATCTTTGGGAGATTCTGCTCTGATTCGAGGGCGCCCGCCATCTGGATCAGCAGCAACGGAGACGAATGCACGACCATAAATCGTTAAATCCTTGTGCACCAGATGGCTTTGCACATCAAGATCATTGGCTTCCCAATCGAGGCGTAATTCCTTGTCTTCGGTGATCTCACCAGATCGGATCAACAGTCTGACGTCTTGCCGCTCTTCAAGTACATCAATGTAGGTCCTGCACCAATTGAGCGGAAAAGCGAAAGGCTGTACATCAGGGGGAACGGAAATGCCCAGGTTGCCGATCTGTTGCATGCCTCGGTAATAGCGCTCATTGATTTTGTCCTGATTCCGCTGCTTTTGAATCTTCATAAACAGCTTCTTTACGAGCTCTTCTTCCGGCTTCGTTAGCTCCATCATCTCCGCCTCCTTCCTAAGACGACTACGCGAGATCTTTCTGATTCCCATTGCTTCGCATGCGCATCCATAGCTGCCTCATGCGCGAGGATGGTGGACATTGCCGCATCTATTTTTTGATGCTCTGAGGGCTTCCCCAGAACATACTGTTGCCCAGGCTTTGCGACTTTCTTTGCATTTGCCATTGCAAGCGCTGTCAGCGGGCATCCATCATGGGTGATCCGCCCATTGGCTAAATCGATTTCAAACCGAGAGATCGCCGCATACATACGCTTGATTGCGTTCGTCGGCCATTCAAAAACGCGTTCTTGTCCAATCTGGAGTGCCCACTCACCAATTTCAGAGCGCCAATCCTGCGGATCCGCATAAAACCGCTGAATCTGATACCTAGCTCTGATCTCATCGACTGCGGCCATGACCTCCGACCGCGGAGTTTTCCCACCCCACTCTGCAGGATTCCAGATAGTAGGCCTACGATCCGGCCCATAGCGCGGCGTGAAAATGAATCCACTACGTGTTTCAGCCCGTAAAGCTGTGAAATCGTTGTTTTCAGAGCCGTCGAAACCAACGCAGATTGATTCACCATCAGGCGGGTTCTCGATCCAATGCAAAGCAGTCCTCCCACAGGTTCGTCGGCAGCCACGTGCCTGATGAATACGTAATCCGGTTCCCGAAAAACCGCTCTGCTTGCTCTGGATCGCGCTCTGAAATCTCATTTGCTTCCGCTAGCACGGAGTCAATATTGACCCATGGAGAGCCCCTATAAACCGCCTCTAAAATCCTGCGGCGATCTTTAGGGCGCTTCCATAGCAACCCTTTAGGCGGCGGAATGTAGAAGCAAAACACATCTTGCGCTGTCGATTCAAACGTCGTTTGCGCTACAGAACGCTCTGAAGAGTCATAAGCGTTTGTGGTTTCGATTGAACGTCCAGCCATACCTGCAAGGCCACGGCGTTGCGCATCAGCTACTTTCTCCATTTTGTTCCGCTTATTCCACAAACCAGTCTCGTCTTGAAGCACGAAACTGACTGGGTTACCGACCCTGGAGTCAGCAGAAGCTGTCACAGCATCAATTCGATCAGCATCATCACCTCCAAGCCCTCCGAGAATGCGAATGAATTCACCTCTGGTAGCGAGAAGATGCTGCAACGGCCCCATCTTGACCATCGACTTCAATGGGCGCATCGTGTTATCGACTTGATCTTCCGAGGTCGCCGTGAGCTGAATCAGTGGCGATGGGTGCGGACGGCCTTTCGGTTCTCCCTTCTGGTAAGGAAACTCGAAACCGCAATCACAGCCCCAGTCAGCACACCGATAAACATCCCCTTCTTCTGCCCACCCATCAAATTCTGCTGGTCCCACAGCCTGCACTAGCGTCATAGAACCAGCCCACGGCCCTTTACCAGTCTTCTGCGGTGCAATCACCTGCATACGACGATATTGAAATGCTTGGTTACCTAGCGGTTCGCCACTCCATTTCAGCCCGGCGCGAATTCTCCCAAATTGCGCGGCGCACCAGAATTGCCAGTCGCTCCATATGAATGGTTGGCCGCGTCGGTAGCCATCTGGGACGAGGCAATGTGCTTGCACCCATGCGTCCCAGAGATCTCCGAGTGTCGGGAAGTCGATTATCCAGTTATCCTGCGTCTCCATTTACTGCGCGGAGCCGACGGATAGGCTGTGGAGACTGTGGCGAGGTGTTTGTCGGCGCCGCGTCTCCTTCCGTCTCGGATGCGGAGATCACCCAGCCATTTTCACGAAGGCCTGCAGGAGAAAGCCCAATCGAGTCTGCAAGGCGTAGGACTTGCGTCATAGTCGATGGTGATGCGTCTGCGGCTTCTGATTTCACTACCCATCTGACGTAGTGGCCGATTGTGAGCCATCTCCATGGCTCATTGATCCAGGCTGCGGCTTGTGGATATTTCCAGATTTTCTTCCACAATGAGCGCTCTCGTGGGGTTCCTTTTGGTAGTGGCCATTCTGGCAGTTTCCCGTTGAATCCGCTTGCTGGCAATGGTCGGAGCTTTTCGTCGATTTTTCGACGGTCCGACCGTCCAGATGCTGGGTCTGGTGCTGGACCAGATCTTGTTCTTGCTCCGCCTCGTGGCATTATTTTCGTCTCCTTCCTCGCCCCCTTTGGGCATATTTTTAACATGTCGGGTTCAAAAAACAGCTGGTCAGGAAACTTTTTGAACCCTTCGCACCTCTGAGAGACCTCACCCACGGCTGGGGTTCAAAGCCGTCGAGGGCCCCTCCCCCAGGGTCTGCCGTACGTGGATGCCATCGCCCACCTCACGTCCGCTGCGTGGCGGGAGTTACACCGCCGGCACAGCACCGTCAGATGCTGCTCCGAGCCGCCTCCGAGCGCTAGAGCCTGTGTATGCTGCGCGGTCAAATCATGGGCTTTATGTCCGTAGCACTTATACCCTGGGCACCAGTCTCCATAGATTTCCCGCCATCTAGCAACGGCTTCACGTCTGATCGCTGCTGTTCGCTGTCCGTCGATCTTCGTCGCGACTGTTTTTCGCTCGTGTGTCTCGCGATCACGAGCATGCCGAGCGCATCTTCCTCGGTATGTCGCTTGCTCTGGGCACCCAGCTTCGCAACAAATTGATCCTGCTCTCGCCATGTCACCTCCTGAGTATGACAAAAGGCCCAGTCACATGCTTGTGATCTGGACCCAGAAGATTCGAGCGTTAGCTTACTATATTGGGTGTCCCACACGGTAACTACATTGCATTATTGCAGGTAGTCAGCTTGTCTAGCACTTCTTGTAGGTTCACTATTACGCGGCCGTCTTCCATTGTTTGTGAGGCTATCGACCTCTCGTGTGCCCACCGATGAATCGTGGTCTTTGATGTTCTGTAGCCGAGCCCTTTGCAGATCGCGGCGATCTCTCTACACGTCCCCTGCTTAGGCGATGTGATTGCTCCATCATCATCGGAAGAAAACACCTCACTTAGCAGCTCCGACTGGCTGATCACCTGCTCCGCAATAACATCAGCTTCATCAAGATCTCCGATATCAATCAAGTGGCACTGAAGCCATGCCGCGACTCTATGCACGGATCTCGAACAAGGCGGGACCACATGCAGCTTCACCGCGCAACCCCACGCCCAATGAGTCAGCAAACGCTCCGTCTCCCACTTCACATCCAGAATTGGAATCCTCAATGGAGGGCGCGACCCTTGCCCAGAACCTCCCCTTCCTTCAGAATAACCGCACTGAGAAGGGAGTAAAAGATCATCAAGCAAAGGGCCTAACTTCTCCAACTCATACAGAGCTTTCCCTAAAGAATGTAACTTCCAACTATCCATGAGCTTTATTCCTTCCACCTCCACGGCGACCCCTACGTCTCCGACGTCGATTAGCTACCGTCCCTGCCTGTCCATTCCCGTCCCGTCCCGTCCCGAGAGATCTAGATCCGTCACCCCACCGATCTGTGATTTGTTCTAGATCCGTGCTAGGTTTTACCGTTTCGTTATCAACGTGGTTATGCGGTGGCGCTTCAACATCAGGCGCTGCTCGATGGGCCCGCGCTGCTGCCTCCAAAGGCGCTGCTGCTTGACCCACCTGCTGCTGCTCCGACGGCGCTGCCGGTGTTGTGTTCTGCTGTCCGATGTCCAGACGTGTTTGGCGTGGCTCAAGATGAATGCCTTCATGCTGAGCCCACTCGGAACGATTAATCCAGTCAATTGTGTGGTCTGTGTAGTACACCTTCTCTCGTGTAGGGATAGGCATGAGTCGGAGTTCTTCGCCGGCTCCACGCTTAGAGTTGCAGCTCTTGCAGGCGACAACCAGCGTATCCACGGTTGATTCCCGATGCTCATTAAGTGAGTCAATCGTCGCTGCGCGCCAGCTTTTCCGATCCCGCCAGTCGACGGTTTTCCCGCACCAGCGGCATTGGTCTCCATCGCGGTAACGCACAGCCGGAATAAGCTCAGGGTTGCGCTTATCAGCAGAGCGCCTGCGATCGATCTCGACTTCATCACGCGAACGGTTGTGCAGCAACTCGTTATCATCAACGATGCGCAAGACTTTGCGACCGTCTTCCTCGTCACGGAACAACATCCCAGCGTCCACAAGGACATCAATCAGTTGTTTCTCACGACCAGGAGCGACCTGTGCCATAAGTCCGTACTCGACGATGTAGTCAGTTAGGTGGGCAGCAGATACGGTTGTGAGCTGAACCAGCGCTCCAAAAGCTTCATTCTTGAGGGCATGGTTAAACTCGCAGGACGTAAGCAAACGCGACATGAGCGGATGTGTGGCGATGTTGTCGCCGACTCTGCTCCATGCCATGGTCTATTTCCTTTGCTAGTCATTGTGTTTAGCGTTGTTTTCTTGAGAAAAGGGGATAGCAAAATGCACAGAGCCCTTCTCCTAGGTGTTTTCGAGCCCCGCTGGGTTCTTTTCCCCGTGGGCCACCCTGCGGTATCAATCGGACATCGCAGTGCTTGCAATGTCGCAGGACATCGATACTCGAGCCGTTTCTGTGTGAGACATCGCAGTATCTCCCGGCTATAACTCCGTCGACTCTGAGTTCTTCTTTTTCAAAATCGGAAAGCATCTTCTCACACTCGGCCAGAAGTGTGCAGGTCATGCACTTTTTTCTAGCTATTTTGTGGCGTTCTAACATCGCTACAGTTGATTCTCGCGGGCCTTGGGAATCCCAGTAGTTAGGCTCCGCGGTTTTACCTTCTGCCTTTCGGCGACAGATCGCTGCGTCGATGTGTTTCATGAGATCCCTCCGATTGGTGCTGCATCGACGATATTGGCTTTATCTTTTTCGGTTTCGAGCAGTGCTTCTGGGACGTTGAGTACTGACAAGGTCCAGAATGTCGCCTCAGCCACAAGTCGATGCGATTCAGTGCCCTCGTGCATATACGAGCGCATACTCAGCTTGGGCTTGCCTCCTAGGTATCGCGTTGCCCGAGCTAGTTCTGTTATCTGAGCTGGCGATGGCGTCACATCGCAAGGCGATGTTTCAGCAAGCTGTTGTTTGACTCTGATGATTGTGCGGACAGGATCTCCGATTTCTGCAGAATCGTTCCGGTGAATCGTCGTAAGATCGACTCCGCGCCCAGCCCCATTTTCGTCGGTGAAATCGACTTCTTTCCCCCGAATGCAGATCCCTGCCATAGGCCGCGAGTCTTCTGATTTCTTCCCGGTCTCAGCAGTCGCGAGAATCAATGCTGGGACTTTTGCCTTATCGATCGTGATGATCTCATCTTCTTCACCACTGACATTCGCAACGAGAAGCTCCACCTTGGCAACCAGCGTTGCCTTGTCATTAACTGCACAGACATACAGATAATCGCGGTCTTGTGAGACTCTCATCTGGATGATGTCATATGGACTCTTCCCAGCAATTGCTTTTGCCGCTTTCAGCCCCCAGTTCAATTGGGTTTTGTCGCACACTAGCTGCGTTTTAGTCATTGTTCTGCTCCTTCTATTAGCGCAAGCTGACCAGGCAGTTCCTGGATAGTGATTTGCCTAGGCGAGATGATCCAGTGATGGATTTGTATTTTTCTTCGGTCTGGCAGGTTCTCCCACCATTCATCTGCGATTGATACATCATCCATGTCTCCGCTTCTCCTGCAGAATTTTTGCGCGGGGGTTCGCAGGGCATGTCTGGAAATGCGGGCGAAAAAGTGGCTCTCCCATGAGACGTGCTCGGCGCAATTTCGACTCCGCTAAACGCGCCACTGTCGTTTTTTCTGCCGCGACATTGGCCGCCCACCGTGACCGTATCCTCCATTCGCCTTCTTCCGACGGCTTTGCATCAAAAACGTGCCATCGATTGTCTTTAACAAAGAGCACGGCTGCTCCACAGTGCTTGCACATTCCTTCGTTATTCGTCATGAGAGTCGATCGCCTCCCGAAGCTGATGTGCATATGCATCAACGATTCCGGCTTCTAGGAAATACTCACCAGCGTGCATTGCTTCTGCCTCAGATATGAGAGCTTGGTGCAGTTCTTCTAAAGCTGTCCGGTTCATCTCCGCACCCCTGTGAAGATTCGAGACGCTGCCTCTTCATCTGACATTGGTGGAATCTGCGCGATCCCATAGAGATCAAGGATTTTCACGCTCTGCACGTCGACATCTTCATTGAGCATGTCTAGGCGCTTCGTCGTGGACTCAATCTTTCGATTTGCATCAGTCAGGTTGAAAAGCAGGAGCATTGAAAAGACAATGTTTATGAGCACTAAAAGAATCATTTTTTCTTCCTCTAATCGTGGGAATGGTAGGCAAGAACTGTGATGAATGCGGCACATGTAAGCCAGATGTTTTGCCACTCGCTGACGGCAAGCGCACGCATGATTTCTTCTTGAAGGTCATCGAGTTCTGCTTCTGTCAATTCTCGCCAGTACTCTTTTGCTGCTTTTGCAATATCTTCACGGCAATGATCGAAGCGGATTTCGACAGCATCTTCGCTGTCTGGGTATGGGTTTTTGTAAGTGCGCATTGTCATGCTGCTGCTCCTTGCTGGATGAAATTGACGAGGTCTGAGTGCTTGATCATGATGCGGTTCTGCTTTGATCCAGGTCGTTTGGAGTGCGGCAGAATCCCCTGTCGACAGAACTTCCGGATTTGCCATGCGGAATATGGAATGATTTCCGCAGCCTGCGATGGAGACAGCCATCGGTCGATCGTGGTAGTGTTTCCCATAGATGCTTCCTTGAGTGTCATTTCCGACCTGGTGCAACAGGTCGGTTTTTATTTGTCTTGATGTCATTGATGTCGAACCGCCCATCGAGGAACCGCTCGACGAAATACCGCTGGCCTTTCCCTGTGACCTTCGGTGTCACCGTGATAGATGTCCTGCCGTTGGATCTAGTCACCACTGTTTCTTTGATCCTGAACAGCCCCAGCTCCATCGCTTTTTGCGTTGGTGTGTGCTTGATATGCGCTGGCCCATCCATCAGGTATTTGTGCTTTCGAAGCCAAGCGAAAAGACGATTCCCACCGACATCGATGCCGTTGCCGCGCAAGATCTTTGCCAGATCTCTGACCAGAATGTCGGTGCTAGCCTCAGCGACAGCATCGGCAAACATCACTTTTGGTTTATCAATCGCTGCTTGCGCTTCGAGTGCTTTGCGTTGGTCGCGCTCTTGCTTGATCTGTTCCAGGAGTTTGATCGCTGTTGTGGGATCAGCCAGCATCTGCTCCACAGTTGCGGTTGTCGCGTACATTCCGTGGCGACGGATCTCTGGCAGGACCTCGGCTGTGACCCAGCGACGGAATTCTTTTGCTTGAGGAACTCGAGACTGGAAAAGGAGTTCGTATAGTCCTGATTCATTTACGACTCTGAGCTTTTGCACGCCTCCTGGTGTAAGGGTGTCGGCAATGCCGACCCCCTCTGGATCGATACGTGATAGTGCATCCCTAGAGTTTTTGATCTCTAAGATCTCGCAAATATCTTTGCCAACCCATTGAGGCTCTCCGTCCTGATTTTTAAGGACGCGTACTCGCTTTCCACGAAAGTTAAATAGCTGCAGTTCCACCCCTTCCACTCCTTTCAGAATTTCGCTTTATTTCGTTTATTTATGTGCTTGACTTTTCTTAGAAATGTTTCCTAGAAGGAAAGATGAAATTTGATGGGCACCTCCGACAATCCGAATGATGGTTTTAGTCACGAAGACATCGAGTTTTTGCTTCGAGAGAAAGGACTGTCGACTAGCGCTGATTTGGTAAGCCAACTTCGTGATCTGGAGTATGAAATTAAGACTGGTTTGATGAAGCCGGCAGAGGCTTACAGCCAGTGCATCCAGTTCACTCGCCGCACTAGTTCGGTCATTGCTACACAGTTTGCAATTCTTAAAACGCGAATCCGAGCGATTGAATCCCAGCTCAGCAGCGAGTAGCTCACGCTTCAGGATCTCGTACTGTCGCTCATAAAACTCACTGTCGTCTGGTATTGAAATCTCTACGTTCGGTGTGTCCACGGTGATTCTTTCTTCCCCTGCGCACAACACGTCCTCTTTGTGTGTTGTTTGCAATGTTTTTACGCATAAGCCGATTCACCTTGCGGTATCGCAGTAGTCTTCGGATATGGACGAAAAGACTTTCACGCTTAATATCAATGGTTACGAATACGAGATGCCGTACTGGACGTTCCCCTGGATTGTTTACGCGGTGAATACCCTCCAAGAGGGCGGTGTACCGCTTAATCTTCGGACTGCTCGTTTCCCGAGCCTGTGGATCAAGCCTGAATACGATGTCCAATTCGTCTTTCCCGATCCTGCTGACCCCGAGATTCCGGAGCGTCTGACGGAAAAGGAGCGTCATCACGCGATGGATCTCTTCAATGGTGACAGCATGTACGGTTACCGGGTCCTTGACGTCAGCATGGATGACAGTGAACCTATCTTTTTCGAATGGGACGACCCGAAGTTCAACCAGCGGAGCTCCGCTGATTCGAAGCCTGAATAAACTCTGCATTGGTGCGAAGCCGTCTAGCTCCTGCTTTGCAGCAGATATTTTGCTCTTCCGAATCTCGCACTGTTTCCTGCAAAACTCGACGTTGAGCTGGTCGATTAATCTCCGCATGCCATCGCTATTACTCATGCTGGCGACCCCTTCCTGGCACAGATATGCTGCTGATATGTCTAAAGTTGTTCTTGTTTATGGTGGTCAGCGCTACACGCTGGCGACCTCAGATGTCGCTTCTGTCCACTTCCGTATCACCGAGCGTTTGAATCATTCCGCGCACTACCGCGACCGACTCGACCGGCGCCCATTCGGACAAGAGCAAGGCAGTCTCCAAGATTTCCCCGGCGGTCCGTTGCTGGAGCAGTTCGACCCCTTTGAGGTTTTCGAGCTTGCGGACGGTGGCGAAGTCTGGGTCGCTTGCTACGACGGCGTTGACCTCGCGTTGGAAACGGAGCAACGTACAAAAGACCTCTTCGAGTCTTACCGCGATCAGCGGTAGCCATTCCTCTGGTACGCCCGCTGCGTCATAAACGCTGAACCCGGTTTCTTCTCTTTTCAATTGTGCGATTGCTCGCTCAAGTGCTTGGCGTGCCTTAACTTGGCGTGGACGTTGTTGCTTCGGTGTCACTCCAGTGAGGTCGATTACTTTTCGACGACCATGCAGATCTTCGCCGATCTTTTCCCAAGCCATGAGTAGTTCCTTTCTTATGCTTTTCGACGTCTACTGTTCCCGGCGCGTTTAGGCTGCTGTGGTTTCGGTTTCCCAGGTGACGATTTCGGATAGGCCTAGGCCGAAGGCTTGGGCGATTCCGATTGCGAATGTGAGGGATGGTTCGCGTTCGCCGGTTTTGACGTCGACGAGTGTGCTTCGGCTGGTTCCGATGGTTCGGGCGAAGGCTTCGTCGCTGGTGATTCCGCTCATGTTTCGGAGGCGGTCGATGAGACCGTCACGGATTTTGATCTTTACATTTGCCATGTTCAACGCCTTTCTATCTCGTTCACGAAACACGCTATACCATTCATGATACACATGTCAATATCCTCCGGTTTGTAATGTATTGTTGGCGGGACATTGTTGTGTCATAATTGACGCATGGAGCAACTAACAAGCTGGCTAAGAAGCTTTCGCGGAACTGATTCCGACCGTCAGATTGCAATCAATTCCGGAATCCCAGTAGCCACACTCGCTAGGCAGTTGCGCGATGGCACGGTTACCGTTGAAACGGCAGTGAAGATCGCACGCGCATACCAGGTCAGCGTCGTCCCAGCGCTGCTCGCGCTCGACGTGCTAACCGAGTTCGATCTCAAAGCATTTTCATCGTCGAGCGGAATCATGGACGCTAGTGATGAAGATCTAATCGCTGAGATTCTCCGAAGGATGAAAGCCGGGCAAGCCGACTGGGCGGAGAAACCAATCAGCGAATTGGACACCCGTCGCAAAGCAAAACGCGGCAACAACTCCCCCACACCACCCCCGCATGTCACTGAGCCTGACTACGATGCCATCCTCGACGGCATCAACGCCGGAACAGAGCCAATTGCAGCGCAAAAGGCCACCGACCCACTCGAAGAAAACTACACCTAGGAGCACTTCATGAGCCCTGTGGAAGCAGCCCTCGAAACACTCGCCCACACCATGGGCATCACAGTGATCGAGACGAGCAAGCTGGGAAGCACCCTCAACGCTTGCTTTCACCCACCAACACAAACAATCTTTATCAAAATTGGCCTCGACCCAGTCACCCACCGCTGCGCCATCGCCCACGAACTAGGACATGCCCACTACGGACATGACTGCTCAACTCCCGGCGCGGAGCGGCAGGATGATGAGTGGGCTGCGCGGCAGCTTTTGGATGTTGGTGATGTGGAGGTTGTTGGTTGGGAGTGTGAGGGTTCTGCTGCGGCGATGGCTGCGGAGTTGGGTGTTACGCCTTATCTACTTGTTTTGTGGATGGGGATGTATGAGCGAGGAAGGATTCAGCCGGAGAAGAGGGCGTGTTGAGGTGTTTTGTTTGTGATTGACATCGTTTTACCACTTGACACGTAACGCTATGTAGCGTTATAATGGGTGTATAAGTTAAGAAAGGAGGTGAAGGTATGGAAATCCCCATCTGGCTCATCGCCCTAGCAACCGCCTGGAAACTAGGAATCGAAACCGCGAAGATCATCTCGAACCACAAGATCGAAATGAAGAAACTGGAACTCGAGTCCAAGAAAGAAGCCGAAAGGTAGCCCCTCGGTCGAACTAGAAACAGCCTAGCTCGACCGGGGGCTACCCCCCCACCCTACCAACCCAAGGAGCCACAATGTCTACCATCGCAATCCTCGCATTCTTCCTCACATACCTCACCCTCGGGGCAAGCAACCCCATCACCTGGGCGCTACTAGTTGCCACATTCACCGCCCTCACTTTCGACACCCGATCACTCATCGCCAGCCGAAAGGCACACCAATGAACCCCGGCATCATCGACAAAGATACTGGCCGCGAACTATGGACAGGGCCAGAATGCGCCGACTACATCGGTGTCACACCCGCTACATGGCGCAACTACTCAGCCAACGAACGCACCCCCCACTACGTGGCCACCATCCTAGGCAAAACCAGGCTATGGGACGCCGAAGAAATCAAAAACTGGCACAACACCCGCCCAGGATCGCCAATACCTCATAACACTTTTGACTAGCTGACCATCAAAAAGGGCATGACATGACCACTGACAACGTTATTTCTATGGAACAGCACCGCTCCCGAAAAGAAGTGGCTCTTTATTTGCAGGCACTTGGGGAAATTGCAGATACTGGGACAAGGCCTTTTCCAGCACACGCGAGTGACGGCAATGTTTACTGGTGCAAACGGTTTATTAATGATCATGGGCGGGAATCAACGATCAATGAGGTCGTTGCTAGTGAGATTGGCAAACGCATCGGTGCGCGTGTTCGTCAATGGGCAGTAATCCATGTTCCAGATACGTTTGTTGGATACCGTGTTGGAGATGCTACTCGCAGGTATTCTCTAGATGGCACGCCATTGTTCGGTTCCCTTAATCTCGAAGGGGCAGTTCTTGAGACTGATCCGGCTGCTATTCATCATGTTCTCGATGACAGCAATCACAATGAGATTCCTAAGCTCATCGCACTGTGGGCACTGTGCAATGTTCAGGAGGATCTTCAGTTTCTCTACGATACTAATAATGATTACGAGATCTGGTCTATCGATCATGGCTTTTGGTTCGATTCGCTTCCATTTCCTTGGCAGCTAAGCCCCGTAGAACAGATGGCCGGTCGCATTCAGGTTCCACAACTTACAGCACGTATACCAGCAGAGTCATGGGACAAGGCCATCGCAGCAATCGGTAAACTGGACAGTTCTCTTATTGATGAAATCTGCGGAAAACTACCCGATGAGTGGGAGGTCACTCGTGCCGAAATAGCTACACTCGTTAACTACGCTATCGGCAGAATAGACTATGCCCGTGACATACTGAATTCTCATAAACAGGCAGCAGGAAGGAGATGATCATGCGGTTTGATGTTTGGACTATCCGTGTAGTCCCCCGACCTATGAGTGTGACCTCAATTGGTGTCGGCGTAATCGTCTATGATCGGCTCACTGCACGATTCAAAACTCACTTCTGCAATGTGAAATCTGTTTTCAGCGCTCACGACAACGTAGGAGCCATCGAGCGTTCGCTTAAGGTACTCATGCAGCACGTGGAAGATCACGCAATTGCACAGCCCTCATTGGAGATCAGTGAATCATTTCACCTGCCGAGCCGTCTTTCCCTGCTCAACCAGCACTGGAATAACCTCATACGAGTCGATCAAGCCCGAGTCATAGACGCTAATAACCTCGACCATGCTACGGAATTAGCGTTCGAGGTATTCATTGGAGTCGAACCTATCCGAGAAACTCGCACCACGGTTTCACAAATCAGGAAAAGGATCCGAACTGCATACACCAATGACCCAGTGCTGTCGGAAATCACGAAAATTGATCCACACGTAGAAACCTCTGCCTATTCGTTTGGTCTCAACGTGGCAGTCCTCAATAACGAAAAAGTTTACGAGCTTAACCAAGCCTTCAATATCACTGATCAGCAATCCTTCGAGCGTGCCGAAGCCTGGGAACTCAAAGTTGCTCGATTAAGGGAAAAAGGAGGCCAACTTCTCTTCAATGACGATGCTGTAAGCATCAACGAGAACGTCGATGTTGTTGCAGTCCTTCGGAATAACCCACACAACAAGCACAAAGAACAGTTCCGTGTACTTACGAGACGCTGGGAGGATCTAGGTATCAAGCTCCTGAAAGAATCAGACATCGAGTCCCATGCTGACTTCTTACACAGGAGAATCGCATAACCTCGTAGAACACCCCAGTTCTATCGAACGTGCACTATTCGGAATTTCCGAAAAACTAGAAAACTCCCTTCCACGGTCATCTTGGCGGAAGGACGTGAAAGGGAGCCAACACAGGTGAACTCTTCCCGCATAGGAGACGAGTCCGCCCTGACAAGGAAGAAGTCTACCTCATGGCATATGTCCGTGATATCTGGATGAAGAAAAACCCAGATCAAACCTCACGTATTAAAAAGGTGCGATCAGCACGATGGGGCGTCGGCAAGCGCTGGCAAGCCGTCTGGATTGAGAACGGGCGCGAAGCAACAAAAACATTCGAGACCCGCGACGAAGCAGAACTCTGGGCAGCACGCGCCGAAGTCGGACAAGCCGACGGCACCTGGATCACCAAAGACAAAGCAGACGTCACACTCTCCGACCTATGGGAACCCTGGATCGCATCAAAAGGAAACATCTCAGACAAAACCAAACGCGACTACCTCAGCTATTGGAACGTCCACATCCGGCCACAATGGGGACAAACCCCCTGTGCACACATTCAACGCTCAGTCATCAACGCCTGGATCCCCGCACTTTCAACAATGAAAGGCGTGCCAGCCAGCCAACCGCCGCGAGCACTCAGCGAATCAGCCATGCGTAAAGTCGGCCTTATCATTCATGGAATCCTCGACCTCGCAGTGGAACTCGGAGTCATCCACCACAACCCCACCAAAACCGGCGACCTGCCAAAACAAAAGAAATCAGAACGCCGCTACCTCAAAATCACAGAAGTCGACGAACTCATCAGACAAGCACCCACCGAACAAGCAAAACTCCTCCTACGCGTCCTCATCATGACCGGTCTAAGACCTGGAGAAGCAAAAGGGCTCAAAGTCAAAGATCTGGACCCAGTACGCGGTCGTCTCATGATCCGCCGTGACGTTGATGACTTAGGCCGTGAAGACTCAACAAAAACACGAAACCACCGCGACGTCCCCATCGGGGGCGAAATCCTCTTGCTGCTCGACCGCAACGCTCAAGGCAAAGATCCTGATGATTGGCTGATCCCTGACGAACGCGGAAAAGCCTGGACTACCGCCCGATGGAGGGTGGTGTGGAAAAACCTGTGCATCTGGACTGGGATTGGTGACCTCGACGCCTACGAGCTGCGCCACACTGCTGCATCCATCGCCATTGCAGCCGGTGCTGATGTGAAAACAGTACAACTTATGCTCGGCCACTCCAGTGCTGCGATGACCCTGGATATCTATGCGCATCTCTGGGAAGAAGGCCTTGATGCCATTCCCGGCGCGATGGAAGCGCATATGGAAAGTGAGAGGAAACGCGCCGAGGAAGCGTCTACAGTTCATGAGGCGTCAGAGGCGGAGCGCAGGCGGGCTCAGTTTAAGGTGATTGGTTAGCTGGCGTCCACTTTACACCGCATTAGGACAATAATTGCAAGGTTTTTCATGGATAAATTTCTTTAGCTTGAGCATTAAAAACACACTTTCGGAACACTTATACGGTTGTGTACACGAGCATATGCCTGTAGTCTCTGGGGCAAGACACTAACCCGAGAAGGATAAAGCTGGGTTCCCGAATGGGAGTAGGGCTTCGGCCTGAGAATCCTTTGCTCCGAGGGTTGGTGTCTAATTATTTTTCTTAGATACAGCAAATTTCAATCGATCCAAGCACTTTTCTGGATCCTTGATTAGTTCATCAGCGATGTGCTTGATCGCTTGCTGCGAGTACGTCCACGACGGATTCACCTCGTTACTTGCTTTGCGATCATGACTAAAACGCGGATCTCCCTTCATCGCGTACGCTTTGATAAACAGCTGAAAGTCATGCGATGTGAATTTGTTTTTCTTCGAATCACGAAACTGGATCTGCACTTTTGCTTTCTTCAGACGTTTGTTCACTTCTTCGATGCAACCATTAGCAGTGAATGGGTAGTAGCTTGAGCTATCTCGAATGTCCTTGACAATCGTTATGCCATCCTCCGCGTCAGCCGAGACGTAGACATTCAGATCCGCATCCCTTGCCTTTTTTACGAGACGGAAATTGGTTTCATAGATCGCAGCCACTCTGCCGGAATTACCGTCTCCAGCAGCGTCGGCTGCCTGTTTGCTCAGCGATAGTAGCTTCTTCGCTACATGAGGCTCGTACTTTGCACGAATTACTTCCGGTTCAATAGCTCCCCGCTTCACCGCAAGAGTCAAGTGATTTTCTGGGATTAGGTCACTTACCGACTGTCCGTGGAGCTCAAACAGCTTGTCTGCATAGTTGTTAACAGACATTTGAAGAAACGGTCCGTAAAAAATCTCGTATTCATCGGTAATGAAGTGCGTATTAGTATTTCGGAAACGAATTAACTCGGCCATGTTGATGCGTAACGGGTCTTTGTCATTCGTAAACACTTTCTTGAGGCAGTCAGTCAAGGCGATTGTCTTATCGCCGTCGTCGTAGTAAATTTCGTCAATTCCGTACTTGCGTATGATGTACGACTTAAGCATGAGCTCCCATGCATTACAAAGGAAGATCGAGCAACTTTCAGCGTGATACTTCAAGGTGGGTCGGTTATAAAGCTCCACAGCCAGAGCAAATGCTTCTTTGCTCTTTTCTAACAAACGGTCAGCTGTGTCGAGTTCACCCATAAGTGATCATCTTACCTACAAGGGACGCAGAAACTGATCTATGGGAATTACCCCGTTCGGTGCCCGTTCGACTCTTGTTCGGTTTCTGTTCGGCCTATGTTCGGTATGCGTTCGGTACGAGCACCAACCACCTGCAACAACAGCCAACAG